AGAGTCAGTTCAGCATTACTGACCAAGTAGGAAAAACTTCAGAATCTAATGTAACCAAACGTCTTTGGACGAACACAGTAAGAAAAGTAGTTTATTTCTCTGGAACAGTTCCAGAAGTAATGTCTCCTGAGACATACGATACTTTACTATCTCACGCAAGAGAAAACTGCATTAACTTTTATTATTTACATAGCGATCAAGATTTCAGTGGAACGAGAACGTTAAGAGAATTGTCAGAAGACACTGGCGGCGGAAAATTCTGCATGATTAACGACGCTGACTCTAAGTTAAGTCAGTTTTGCGATTCTAATTTCTACGATAGCAATAAAATTTACTATGGTAATTGGGACGGAACATTTAAAATTGGCTGGACAGATAATCCTGCTTGGATTTTATACGACATTATCACTGATCCTAATTATGGTTTAGGTAATTATATTGATTCGTCTTCTGTTGATAAATGGAATCTTTATGATATTGGCCGTTACTGCGATGGCGTTGATGATGATGGAAGATTTAAAGGCGTGCCAGATGGTCAAGGAGGACTTGAGCCAAGATATACTTGTAACATTATCTTCTACAACAAAGATCAAGCGTATAATGTTTTAAAAGATATTGCCGCAATCTTTAAAGGCATTGTGTTTTGGAACACAGAAGGATTCTCTTTCTTTGTTGATAGACCAAAAGAGCAGTTAATGAATTTCAGCAACTCTTCTGTTAAGGACGGAGTATTTAACTATACGGAAACAGCAAGAAATATGCGTTACACTTCTGTTGAAGTGACTTACAACGATAGATACGATTCTTATAAAACAAAAATTGAATACATTGAAGATACTGATGGCATCAGAAAATATGGGTTAAATCCATTTAAAATTAACGCTGCTGGTTGCACTTCTAGATCAGAAGCAAAGAGAGTTGGCAGATACGTTATTAGCACCTCTATATTTGAAGTTGATACTGTTAACTTCGTTGGAGGCTTAGAGGCGGCTTATCTTCAACCCGGCGACTTGTTCACCGTAAGCGACGAGATTAGAAACGTCGCAAGAACATTCGGGCGCATATTAGAGGTCGATGCTAACGCTTCAACGATTAAAATCGACGGAGAATTTAAAGATGGTTTAGATTCTGGGATTTTCGTTCATATCCCATCTGGAAATTATGCAGTTTCAGACTTAAATGTTTTAACTGGTGAAGACGGAGGATTCACAGGCACGCTTGAACAAATTAGAGCGAGACGGCAAACTCAAGTGAAGAAGCTTAATATATCCGGCTATAATAATGCTGGATATGGTTCTGTAATTACTGTTACAGGAGAATTCTTATTGAAGTCTGCAATTGTTGATGTTCGCGCAATTGAAGGAAGAATATCAGGAGCAACGACAACTGGAGAAACGGTTTTAAGCGGAACTCCTTATCAATTTCCAGCTAATACGGTCGCTTCTGGAAATCCAAGATGGGATTCTTTGACGTTTAGTAATATCTCTGGAGTCTTTTCTGATTTAGAGATTGATATAGACACAGTTGGAGCGGCAACATATGGTCAAGTTATTGACTCAGCTGCAACTTGGACTGGAGTTGTTTCTTATGGAATTGGTACAGCGAGCGCAGTTACAGTGAATAATTCTTCAGTAGCTACGGCCACTTCAGAAATTAGAGCAGTAAGATTAAGTTCTGCTGGAGCTTTAATTACGGGATCAGCAATATCTTCATTGAATGACTTATGGAATCACGCAGTATTTACAGCAGCCTCTAACGGAGACGTTATCATTGTTCTTTCAAACGGTTCTCAAATAAGCAATTCGTTTACTCCAAGCTCAACTTGGAATACATACGCAGCAACAGAAGTATTTAAAATTGGAAAATCACATAACGGATCTTCTTCTGCTTTCGGGTATTGCGCCGCTTTTATCAAAGGTGGAAGCAGAATCTTAGAAAGAGCATCAAAGACTCTTAACGATATTGGTAGTGTTAAATTTATATACAGAGACTTGCTGGCAATGAGTAAACTGCAACCATACTACACAATAGTTCAAGCAGATATTGGTAACCAACAACAGTCTAGCTTTTCTGCTTGGAAGCCTAACATCAATTATAAAAGAGGTGTTTACGTTCAGGTAGATTCAAAACCGTACTATGCAAAAGTAGATCATGTTTCATCTACTAATTTTACTGATGATTATTTATCAGCTAGCCCCACCTTTTCAAAATGGTCGCTTGGAAGTAATTTAGGTTATTCTACCGTAGGATTTCCTAAAGACTTCTTTGGAAAAAACAAAGTTCTCGTTTCGGGATCTTTAACAACAGCTCATGTTGTTGACGCATTTAATTCTATCGGAATTGAAATGTACGAAGGACCGGGTCCTTTGGGTCAAACTGATCTTCGGAATCTAGCGGAAATAGATGGAATTGGTTACAGTGGATTAATTTACGGAACTGGTTATCCAATTGGATTCTATAATTTAGACTTGAGCACAAGTCCGCAAAACTTAAATTCATTAGAACCCGGTGGTCTTTATGTATTAAGTGGATCTGGTGTTGAACCTAAGTTTTACAAAACAATAGCGACCAAAGAAGAAGAGGCGAATCTTTATGGGATTGTTGGACTAGAATATCATCCAAACAAAGAAGACTATGTAGAAAGAGAAATTGATGATACTTCATCTACTATCTATGTAAAATCACCTTACGATATTATTTTGAAACCAGAGGAGCCGACGAACCTGCTTTACAATGGTATCTATGGAGGAACGGGAATTTCTTTATCTTGGACTGCTTCAACAACTGATGTTGCTGATTTTACTGGGTATAAAATATATGTTAGCAGACCAGATTACTCTACTACTCATGATTCAGCTTTGACTGAATTTTATTTCGTTCCTAAAACAGCGTTGAGCACTGGCATTCCAATCAACGACATTTATGGTCAATACGACATTGATGTTTACACGCAAGGAAAAGCGCCGTATAAATTCTTGTCTCGTTCTGCGGCTTCTAAAACATTCCATGTTCTTCCAGCATCGACGTTAACAGTTTATTCTGATGGAGCTAACCGTTCAGTGGATAGGGTACTAGTGACTGGAATGAGAGTCGATACGGCTGACGTAAAGAGTTTAGGATATAATGTGATTTGGTATCCAAGAGAAGATCAGCCCGTAGCAACTAGACAAACTACATTGGTCGGATACGGACAAGGTAATTTTACCTCTTCCGATGTCACTTTCAGATGGAGATATATAGATCCAACAGGAGGAGTTATTTCCACTGTAGAGAAAATGCGGAACAATCCTTTCATGTCGTTCCCGCCGAACGTAAAAATTGAAGTATTAGATATAGGCGGTAACGTTTTAGAAAGCGTAGAAAATTATCAAGGATTATCTTATAGAATTGACCAAGATGCTAACAAAAGATTAACGAGCAGAGAAACGGTTGATTATAAAAACGTCCTTCCAACTAGAAATCTTTCTTTAAGAGTAACGGTTAAAGGAGTAAATGAATTAGACAGTTACGGTAGATATAATTCTTTTAATGTTTTGCCAGAATATGATAATATTCAAGTGATTGATTCTTTCCAAGACTCTCCTTATTACGTATTGTCTGGATTCTTCGGAAACACCCAAGGAGTTAAATTGGCTGTATGGAATAGCGGTCAGGATAACGTAGTTACTGGTTCTGGAATTAGAGGCGCTGATTCACTATTAATCAGAAGCGAAACAGGAGAAATAACATACGAAAATATTGTAGAAGCGTTTAAATCTGCTGATGGATTTGACGGAGTAGGAGAAGGCTCTGTCAGAACTGTCCTAGCAAGGCCAGCAGGAGATGGCATTACGATCAATTATAGAGGTTCTGATCCTGATTATACTGCTTACGTCAATTATTATGAAGATTTAGCTAAATATTACGAAGAGAATGTTAATAAATCAACTTCAAAGGAAGTTTGGGGTCAAGAACATTACAGCCAATACGGATTTAACGAAGGCCGCGAATTATTTAAACTAAACGATGGAACATTCGGCGATGCTGACTTAAATCTAGTACCTTCCAATAAGGTAGGATTCTCTGGATTAAGTATTACGGTGTTTCCAGAAGCTGTGTCGTATAACGAACTTGTATTTAACTGTCATTCTCCAACATCAAACAAAGATGTATATAAAGTAGATATATACAGTGGCGATTCTGCTGGTTTCACACCAGATACAACTGATTTCGCAAACCTTCACAAAGAACAAGGTCTCAATGAAACTAGGGCTTATGTAAATACTATCAGACTTTCAAGTTCAACTATTGAAAGAAATAAATGGTACTATTTTAGATTCCAACCTTACGATGATTTTGGCAAAGGGCAGATGTCTCCTGTCGTTAGCGGTTACTTAGAAGATAAGTCTGACAAAGCTCCAATTTCAAAACCTGTTGATTTCCGTTTAAATGGAGGCGCTGATCAAAACGATGAGATTTTAGCAAGTCAAATGGCTCAAGCCAGCAATAAAAATTTAAAATTTAAAATTATTAGCTTTGGAACTGACGTTAATTGGACTGCGTTAGGAGCTACCACCGTAATTATTGGATCAGAATTTAAATACTCTGGAGCAGCTTATAGCGGAACAGGTGGGACTGTAAAAAGAGTGGAAGAAGTTGTAGCTTTAACAGAAAAAGAAACAGAATCTCTTTTAAGTATGAAAGCGCAAACTAAATCTACTGTAACAGTACCAGAAGACATAGAGGAAGGTTCATCATACAACATGATGAACAACGGAAAAGAGGATATTTATATAAAA